TGTGGTTACACGGATTGACTCACGAACACATAGCCACTCTGAATACTTCTTGTCATAGAAACGGATCTTGTTGTATCCCTCGTCCATCCACTCACGAGTAGTTGGTAGGCCATGCTCGTCAGAGAATGATGCAATACCTGTTAGGGATGTTCCAATACGGCGGTTACGCTGCATGATACCGTTGGTCTGTTGCCAGTGCGTAGGAAGAAGTGTAACAGTCTTACCATACAAATAGGCAAACTTTAGAGTGCGTAGGAAGTCTTCCTTGCTCTCGTGACGGTTTAGGTGAACCTCAACTAGAGTACATAGTTCGTATGACTCTAGTGGCTGCTCTGCACATGGATTGAATCCTACAACACGGTAGTCTTTTCCATCTGCTGGGTCTGCCAAGCGACCGTACTGACGAGCAACGTCTAGCCAGATAAAGCCTGGCTCTCCGTTATCTGCAATGCGGTCAACATACTTTGAGTAGTCCATTCCAACTGTTGCTGAGATAGAATTGTTAGACATCCAAGCCCATCCTGGATTCTTCGGGTCGTATGAGTTACGCTCTGGGAATGCTTCTGCGTTCTTCAAGTTTAGGAAGTCCTCATCCCCATCTACACCCAAAGCAAGCGTAGCAGAACGTCTGACGTTTCCTGCAACCACACAAGTACCGATTAGGTTAATGATGTCCACGATAGCACGTGAGTCAAACTTCTCTCCTGCACGTGAACCAATAGCCTCACGGATAGTGTCGTGCATCTTGATTAGTGGGTCTGGGCCAGAGGCGGTTCCACCGAACCCCTTGATTGGTGCACCGTAAGGTCTGATCAAAGAGTAGTCAAATTCCTGTACAGGCTGGTTAGGTCTTAGGAATGAGTTGATCAATAGACGAGTAGATTCTACCCATCCCTCACGGTCGTCTGGGATTTGGAAAGACACTGCTGGCTCTGTAGGGGCATAGATTTGAAAATTCTTATCCTGTCCTAGTGTGTCAAAGCCAACGCCAATTCCAAGCATTAGGGCATCCATAACCCAAGCGAACAATGCACCTGGATCATTCTTGTCCAAGTCCTTAGTAGATACTACTGCACAGTTCTGTAGTGCTGCTGAGTTTCTCTTTTCCATTGTTAGTGGTGTGCCAAAAGACCACATACCACGGCCTGGTGGTGTCCACTTTAGGTTAAACATTCTGTCGAATGCTTCCTGTGCAGACTTCTGTGCCTTGTAGTCATTCCAAGGCAAACGTGACTCTTTGGCATGATTCTTCTGTACAGAATACATTCCTTCAATGACACGCTTTACTACTTCGTACCAGCGTTCCTTGGTACCGTCATCTTTAATTCTAGAATAGGTTCTGACAAAAGTGATCTCTCCTAGAGAGTTTCCACCTGCATCTACGAAACCAAATGGGGATTCCAGTGCCTTGTATTTTTCTACAAAGTCGTCTGGAAGTTTAAATGAGAAGAACTCAGACATGTAATCAACCGACCTTTCAAAGTGGGATAGGTATAAAGTATACCATAGTGTTTTAGATTTTGCAAAACTCTCCTTGTAAATTTTTTAAAGAGTTTATTGTTTTATGAAACAGGCATAGAAAAAGGGGAGAAGTCTCTCATTCTCCCCTAAGTCTATGGTTGAATTACTTAATCAACTTAACCTTTTTGGTCTTTACGAACTTGTTGTACTGAGTTGCAAGAGCGTTGAATCGCTTTACTAGAGCAGCGTACTTTGCCTCTGCCTCAGTTACCTTGCCATTTGCAACAGCAAGTTGTGCATCCTTTTCTGCTACGAGAGCAGCAAGGTCAACGATCTTCAACTCGCCACGGACAAAGCCGAGGGGAGCAGCAAGACCAGTTACAGCAGTTGCTACAGTAGCAGTTGCAATTAGGTCATACTTACCTACGGTTAGGCCAGTAAGTTCCTTAGTTGCAACACCAGTAGCATCTGAAGTGATTGAGTAAGTGTTGCTTGCATTTGAACTTACAACCTGAAGTGCAACAACAGAACCCGATACAACGTTACCAAATACGTCAGTTCCAGTAACAGATACCTTTGCGGTAGTTCCTAGGGCAGCAGTTGGTGCATCAACCTTGATTGTGTTAAGAGCACCAGCGGTTCCCTTTACGAAGTAGGTTGTTGTAACGCCATCAGCGGTAACTGCGACAGAGCCAGTCTTTGTAGTCTTTGTGAATACAAATAGGTCTGCAGTAGTTCCAGTTCCTGTAGCAATGTTTACGGTTGCTGTACCAGATGCAGAAGTTGCATTGGTTAGCGAAGTTAGCAATACTGCATCAGTTGCAGTTGCAGTTACGTTTGTTCCTGCAGCAACACTTGTAAGAGCAATCTTCAAGGTGTTGGTTGCGTTTACAACGTCATTTGCTGGTACTGCTAGTGATACTGCGTTAGCAGCGGTGGTTGGTGCAGTAGTTACTGCAACAGCGTTAACAGTTAGTGCTGTGGTTGCAGCATTTGCTGGTAGTGCCAACAGCGAAGTGGTGGCAAGTGCTACTGCAGATACAATAGCAATTAGTGGCTTCTTGAATGAAGTCATGGTTATTTCTCCTTATTATTTATTTTGTTAGATTAGATCAAATCTAGCCAAGTATTCTTTAACCTCTTTTGGCATAGGTTTATATTGTATCACATTGTCTTTGTCTCTGTCAAGGGTAGACTTAGGCCTGTCTTTGAAAGTGTGAATCTCTACCTCCAAATTTTGGTCCTTTGGGGTGTGTGATATTGCCCCAAAGATTGCACCGCAGACAGCGTCTGCCAAGTCCTTAGAAGACTTACGAGGGTGGTCAACTCTATTTTGCTTAACAATCTTAAGTTCGATAAGTTCTTCGAATAGCAGGTCGATTGATGGCATGACTAGGCGATCTTCGTAGACGAGCATAGCCATATCTTCGTAGTGCTTCTTGGCAACAGAAACAGTCTCAGTTCTAATGCCTACCTGCTTTAACTCGTTCTGGATGTCAAATGATTGCCAGCGGTCAAACGATACCATGCCAAGATTAAATCCTAGTCTTCGTAGGTTTTGAATCCACTGCTTTACTTCTGATAGGTTTACTGGGCCTTCTACCTTTGGTTCCCACCATGCTACCGCATCAACTACAACGATGGGCATAACCTGTTGGTAATCTTTACCAATCTGAACATTAACCCACTTGTCTACGTGAGCAATTGCAACCGCACATTTGTCATGCTTCTGTGCAAGGTCAGCGTGAACGTAGTAGGTCTTGTCTGGGTCTGGAGCAAATCCTGGATCGAACCTTCTGTGCTGGTCTAAAGGATTACGAATGCTCATGGCACTGCGAATCTTATCTTCTTGCCTAAAGAATCTATCGGACGAGAAGGTAGGTACGCAAGCAAAGCGTTGCATGGCATCACCCATGTCTGTAAAGAACGCCAACTTAAAGTCATCTATTTGACGAGTAGGGTTTACTACCCAGGTAGGACGCTTAAGAGCAAACATTCCTGGATACTTGTAAGACACAACTGTATCTTCTTCCCACTCAATATCAAGATAGTTTCCCTCTTGGTCTTCTGGTAACTCTGGGTTCATAACAAATCTGTGCTGTTTCGTAACTATATCTTTTTCAGCAATCACCGCTTCGTAACGCTGAGAGATAAAGTCACCAGGATAACGAGGGAAGGATAGTAGTGCTACCTTGCCAAGATCTGGAAAGCGAGAGTCTACAGAGGCACGGAAGGCCTTGTAGATGTTGTCTGCTGTCTTACCTTGGTCGTTACCAGTTGCAACCTCAGAAGCGAATCCAGAAATCTCATCCAGTACCGCAAGGATAAGGTTAAGACCCTCGTGAGACTCTCGTTCCGAGTGACCAGAGTAAACTGTGATGGAGTGATCAAACTCAACGCTGTCTGCCTTGGCATAGAACTTTCCTGCAAACCAAGGGGACCTTTCGATTTTTGTTTTAAATCCTTTAAAGAAAACGTTCTTGGCCTGCTGTGCGTTAATAGCAACGTTGATAATATCAATAGCGTCACCAGACGGCTTGCCAAAGTATCTGGCTGGGTCTTTTAGGCAGAGCAGTTTGTATACGATATAGGCACAAGCAACTGTAGATGTGAAGTCCTTACCAGAACCTTTGCCAAGTTGCAAGATGATTTCATTCTTAGTATATTTCTTGTAATACCTACGACCCTCTGTGTCGCCAAGCAAATCAATTACATCTTCAAGTCTGTAAATTTGTGACATAGCCTCAACGATGTCATACTGAACCTGCGATAGTGGTGGCTGTCCTAGATACGCTTCGCCTTCAACAAATGTCTTAGCGTCTACAGGACGCTCTGCAAAGTTGTCGGACTTAAGTGCATCTAAGAAATCATCAAACATCGTTGCTTACCACCACGGTGATTACTTCTTTATCCTTAGATGCATCTGATAGCCTACGCATAATCTTGTCTCTTACCTCTGGATGCTCTGCTGCAATGTCTTTTAGGATACCGACCAAAATTTCCTGACGGTTCTCAATGGCTATCATCTCTTCAGCAAGTTCCTTGTTCTCAAGTAGTCCTGCTTTCTGTAGCATTTCAATGCGAGTCTTTTCTAGGTCCATGACCAACTTGATACCTGCAGTCTTGGCACTTAGATTAGCAATAGTAGTTGCTTCGTCAATCACTTCGTATGCTTTGCTAATTAGTTTAGTATAGTGAGTGTCTGCACCAACCAATGCTTCCTTAGCACGAGCACGGATGGCAGCGTTGTCTGCAGCCATGGTTCGCCATTCATTGATGTAGGCAACAACCTTTTGTCTTGGCATAGCCAACTCTTTAGAAATCTGAGTAGGCTCAGTTCCTGCTAGATACTTTTCAACAACCTTATTTACTTCATCAAGGTGTTCTACTGTTAGATCTTCAAACGACACGTTTTGCTCTCTTTCGTTTAACTGGCACTCTCTTTACACGCTCAAGATAGAATGAACGCATTCCTCCTGCAACGCCACGATCAAGTTCTAGGCAGTCCACCCACTGTACGCCAGTTTCTGTATTGGTTACAAAGGCCGAGAACTTAAACTTAATTCCGTGCTCACCCTGTATCTTAATTATATCACCCTCAGTGATTTCAAATCCGTCAACGACTACCGTTGGCTCTTTGTGAAACTTGGTTGGTGGAAGGATAGAAGTCTTTTTCTGACGCATTATACTGTCTTCTCAATTCTTGTTCTCTGCAAACATTTTTTGCAATTGGTGTATGTTAGTTCTGTAAATGGGCAGGATGCCGAGTAGGTCTCTTCGTGCTTGCATCCAATTCTTGCTAGGTAGCCTTTGGCAACTTTGACAAAGTGCTTTACGTATCTCATCTTCTAGACTTCCTCAATCCAAACTTAGCAAGATAAACATAGATAGTCTCTACGCTTGTCCCACATTCTTTCGCAATTTCTTCTGGAGTTTTCTTGTCCAGGTGGTAGCGTTTCTTTAGCCACACTTCACTAGTATACAGTTTTGCCATTTACTTGTCAATCTTTCCCCAGTTGTTGATCGCATAGTGACCAATGCCTACCGCATCGGCAACGTCGTCGTCTGCCAGATTTTTGTCATAATATGTATTTACAAAGTTGATGGTTCTTTGCTTACGGATTTCTCTAGACTTGTTCTGATACCAGTTCTTTGACTTGCCTGGGAACTCTGCCATCAGGTCTTGCTTTTCTTTAGCAGTTAGTTTGTTGTTGCCAATATAACTTTGCCACGTAATAGGATTGATAGAGCCTGCTGTTCTGATACCTGCTAGTTTTGCAGCACCCAATAATGCACCCTGGATTAGGGCAAGATCAGAAGCAGTCTTTGGACTGTTAATGAAGACAGTGTGCTCAATAACAATTGCGTCAATTTCAAACTGCTTAAGGAACGGCAAAGTTTTGAGTGCAGCGTCTCCGAGTTTTTGATATGCATTGTTCCCCTCAAATTTAATTTTACCACAAGACAACAACTTGTTGTCAGAGAAGATAGCGAAGGCAAGGCTGGTGGTGCTTGCATCTATGGCAAGGATGTTCTTTGGCTTGTTGCTAAAGTTACTCAGTTTTACCATTTGCTATATTCTTTATTTCTCTTAGTGCCTTTGCAACATCGCTAGGATTTATAATGCATGACTGACAAATCTGATCATCGTTATATATCGATAGCGGTGTTCCGCAGGACTTACATTTTCTATCTTTTCCAGAACGCTTAGTGCGTCTGGTAACTAGATACCTTGCAGCAATCTTTTCTTTTGTTGCAGCGTTTCT